TTGAAAAACTCAAGAAGATTTGTATTGATAATGGATTGTATGTAAAGTCGGGGACGCGTCAGTATTGTGGGGACTCGGTGAGAGACTAAGACCAAGAGAGTCGCGTAGCGACTCCCCCTTGTGATCCCGCCGGCGCCACTGCGGCTCTGACTTAGGTTCGGTCCCCCAGAAACTGCCGGGCAAAGTAGAATATGATGGCTGCAATCAGAGCCGAAACCGCCATACCCGTCACAGACAGGTCACCAGAGTCGCCCAGAAACTTGGGCACCATCGTGCTCAGTTTGCCCTGAACCGGCTTGGAGAATGCAATCACCGCAGCCACCCCCGCCAGAGCCGCATAGTACTGCTCGTCCGTGAGGCCCAGTGGGTTCTTGGAGGCGGCACCACCCTTGGAGCCGCTCGACGCCTTGGCCTTCTGGGGGGGCGCCTGCTCATAGGCAGATCCCTGAACCTCGTCCTGCATCATCTGACCTGGACCAGGCATCACATCTTCAATCGACGACGAAAACTCCGCCATTTGAGATTCGTCTAGGTTTTTTTCGGGAGAAGGCTCTCGCACCAGACCAGTCGGGACGCCTCGCTGAGCTGGCGGCTCGACCGGTGCCGAAGCCGATGCGACTGGAATAGGCGCCGACATTTCCGACACATTAGGGTCGTACGTCAACATCTAATTTTGGTTATGAAAAGAAAGATGCACTAACTACGCGCCCCCGATTTCTTGACAATCACCGTCCCTCCCCTTCTCTGTGCAGTTGGGGCAAGGGGCTGAGCAACCGCCCTCGGATTATAGTGACGCTGATGGTACTGCCAAAAGGCTGGGGATCCCACATGGAATCCACGACGGAGGGGCGCCTTGTACCAGAAGACGCAATCCGTGATTCGGTTGCTCTTGGAGGTGTTGTCGAGCACGAGGCACTCGTAGTTTTCAGTACAGGCGTCCATGACCTGAGCAAACTGGTCGTACGTCGGAAAGACTCCAAAGAACGCCTTGTACAGGTTCTCGCGGTTCTGACGAACGTTGTCTCGCAAGGCGAAAACGTAGTCCACATTCGTGCGAATCATGGGCGTCATGTCCATGCAGTACTGAGTCGTCATCATGAAGAATATCTTCCAGTGGCGCCCATTCATAAAAAGCTGACGAATACACACGTCCCTCATGAACGCCCTATCATACATGCAGTCGTCCATGAGGATAAACACGGGATTGCACTTCCCAGCCGCCAGGAGCTTCTTTTGACGCTCGATAATCTTCTCAAGCGCCTCCTTGTTGTAGTCTCCGTAGACGAACAGGTCAGGAATGAACTGCTTGTAGTATCCGTTGCCCTCCTCAGTTCCTGACATGGCGATTCCGGCTGGGATATTCTTTTTGTGCCAGAGAATGTCCGTCACAAGGGTACTCTTGCCTGTGCCACGCTTTCCTATAAAGACGCAAACTTTGTCGTCCGCCATCTTGGACGGATCGAACTTTCTGAGCTGAAGCGTCATATCTGGTAAGGCCGCAGGACTTATTTATCGCGTAGCGCCGCGGACTAAGACCGAGACCGAGACCGAGAGAGTCGCGCAGCGACTCCCCCTCGTGATCCCTACGGGTGTCATGAATCTTTATTTCATCCATGAAATGGAAATTTATAAAGATTCATGTAGGTTGTGGGGGCGCCCTTCGGGCGTAAATAAGTTCTGCGAACTTATTAGGAATGTCCGCCGGTTACATCCAATTGGCGGCCATCGGTCAACAGGATGCATATCTCACAGGACAACCACAAGTGACTTACTTTTCAGGAATGTATCGCCGTCACACCCCCTTTGTCCTCGAAGCCTATGACATCCCCTTTCTGGATCAACAAGTCGGCTACGGCCAAAATAACATTTGCCGAATCCCTGCAAAAGGAGACCTCGTCCGCGGCCTTACTTTAAAGTTGACCCTACCGGCTCTCAACAACCCCGGCGCCGATTGGACCTGGCCAACCCCCCCTGCCCCCGTCACGAACAACCCACACATCCGATTCATAACCCCGTCTACCGGTGGTGCGAGTACGACCATTACCTCGACCCTCTTGGTCCCCTCCTATTCTACAAACAATGCTCCTCAGTGGTTCACCACCTTCTCGCCCTTCATAGATTACAACTACGCCTTTAATAAATTCATTTTTAGTAATTGCGCATCCATCGAAGTGGAAAATTCCACATCCTACCTCGCCTCTGGTGTGTTTTTTGGTCTCGACCCAAAGGCGTACACGAGCATAAACCCCGTGAGTGGTAATCTCATTTACACCGTCAACAGCACCTCTAATTTACAGGCAAATTCAATTTCTCCGTCCAATGTCTCTGCAAATTTCATATCGACCGTAACCAGGGTGGGCGACTTTACCCTCGAACAGGCGGGGTGGGTCCAGTCTATAGGCGCTCTCGCCGCAGATACCAAAACGGGATTCTTCGCGTACCTTAATCAACCCTATAACATATCTGGTCAACAGTTTTTGAATTTCAATGAAATATCTGCAAATGGTGCATATTGGACGGTAGTAGATCAGTCCTCTAAATTTAAAATAACGACCGGCGGTCGCTTAGAGTTCACGACTGCTGGATTTTACTCTCTGAATGCGGGGTTCGAGTTGGGAGCCGGTTCTATGGCCACCTTTAGTTATGGGTCGAGCACAACAGAAGCCATCGAGCGCGGAGGGCCCATCAACCCAAACTTTGAATACACGTACACGTTTCGCGTGTCTCCCGATCCCTCCATGCCCGTCGTCATCCCCGTAAACATCACCAACACTGCAAATACGTATTACTTTTACGTTACGAGCACAGGCAGTCAAATTCAAGACGATTCGTACATCTCCATCTATCAAGTCGATGACATTTACAGAATCACTACAGATATCGTCATGGACGCAAACCCGTGTCGTCTTCAGCTGTACAGTAACGTCTCGACCCCCAGCAACATCTCTGTTACTCTCTCCCCCAATTCCATAATAAATTTCGCAAATAAAGGCGAGTACCTGGTGACGGGCGTCTTGTCCCTGGATAGCGGCTACGTGTCCAATGTTTCCATATTGGAGGGCTCCAATCTCGAGTACCTATATGACATGTCCGCCCAGGGTCGCGACCCCACCTTTGCATTCACGCTGCCCGTCATAGTTTTCTACCCGACTCGCAACTATACCATAAACATAGCGACGACAAGCACAACCACGATCCTTGCAAATAGCTATTTCGTCGTGAATCGTATTGGCGTTTCCACGGGAGCAGTACCAGACACCGTCGTTTTACCCGATAACGGTCTCACCTTTCAATCAAACGTCACGACCCTCACGAGTCCTTTTGATTTTACTGAAAATTTCACATCCAACGGCGCCTCCAACCTCATATCATTTACACAGGCAGGTTTCCAGTTTAGCAATACAGGAACGTACATGCTCACCGGCGCCATCTGCACAGCCGATCCAGTCACCAGCATCACGTTCGGCTCGAGGACGTACCAGGTTGGCGTCGGTCTCCTGCCCCCTTACACCTTTCAGGTTCCTCTCATCGTCTACAATTTATCGACAACGTACCCCGTGTCTGTAACCGTTTATGGATCTACGGCCGCTCCAAACATATTTTCAAATACATTCATTTCCGTGTATCCCATCACAACTTCGTTTATACAGGCGTCGACCCAGACCTATGCATATTACGATTCGGTGGGGACGTGGGCGATCAAGACGGCCGACCTCAAGATTGGAGGTCAAACGGTCCAGTCCCTGACTGGCGAGTTTATCGAGTTGTGGAACGATCTCCATATTCCGTTTGAAAATCAACCAGGTCTTCAGGTTCTCACGGGCAAGAACGATACAGGCACCACCATAAACCCTCCCGGGCGAACATATTTCGTGAATTTGCCCTTTTATTTCTACGGAAATCCGTCGCTCTACTTGCCGCTCGTGGCGCTCAGCAGACACGACGTGGAGGTGCACGTCACCTTCAGGAACTTTAACGAGTTGACATCGGTTGCGCTGACAAATCCGACACTGGGGGCCACCATCATCGTCGACTATGTGTACCTCTCGGATCCCGAGATTCGCTGGTTCCAACAGGCGCGTCTGGATTACATGATTACGCAGTGTCAATACCAATCAATAGGCCTCTTGGCTGGTTTTCAGAATGCCGTGTTCAATTTGGACTTTAAGAATCCTGTTCGGGAGCTGTTTTTCGTGATTCAACCCACAATTCAGGCGCCATACGACTACTCGAACAATGCAGTTGTGAGCTTCGGACTCAGCTTCAACGGTCAAGAGGTTTTCACGAC